CATTGGTGGTTACAGTCGTGGTGAAGGTATTGCAACAGGTGGTGCAGGCGCATAAACTGTACATACATGGAAGTTGAACCATGGATGGTTCTATTTAAAAAGGGAGCTTCGGCTCCCTTTTTTGTGTCTGAGGATATCTATCATAAATATATGAAAATGGAGTATATTACACATGGCAACTGATCCAAGAACATTTCTAGTACAAAATTGTGCCGCTGATATAAACGCACATATTAAAAGTACAAGCCAGAAAAATGCATTCTATGGCGCTGCAAAATTTATAGGTGGCATTGAAGGAACAGGAGCGATTGGAAAAGGACTTAATGCATTAGTCAAAACATCTGATGTAATCGGTAGTGGTGGATCTACGTCATTTCCTACAAACCTTTCTGATGAAGCTGGTGCTGATAAAGTACTGGATGCTGTTGATATTAATCCTATCGCAGCAAAACAAAATGCTCCGTTAAGTCCTGGTGTTGTCAACAGAGGAATAGGATCTGCTAAACAAATATACCAAAAAGTAAAAAATGGTACTTATAGCGACATATCTGATCTTCCTGATGCTGTTGCAGATTTAAAAAACTTAAAAGCTTTTGTTGATAAAATCTTTACTCCTCCAGGAGGAGTAAAAGGCCGCGATGTAAAATCTTGTCACGCATCACCATACGCAATGGACTTAATTGCCCGCGCACCAAAAATGAAATTCCTCTTTCTCGTCGAATTTATTTTTACCGAACCATATACATACCTAGGTCAACGTACGAAAAATTTTACCTTTGTTATTAAACAAACAGATCGTCCAACTGTTCAATTTGATTATGAAGATGTTAATATGTATAACTTCAAAACGAAAGTAATCAGAAAATCTACATACAATCCAATTAGCATGCGTTTCTATGATGATGATACAAATGAAGGTATGCATTTTTATAATTCATATCTTCGTGCAGTCAGTCCAGTAGCAAATATATCAAACAGTGCTTCACTTGAAGAAAACGGTTTAGATTTTGATAAACGGAATACACATGCCGCACTTGGCATCCCAACACATGGATATTCAGCATCAGTGGGACCTCTCCTTAAAAACAAAAAAACTGTATTGGATAGTATTAAATTATTTCATGTATTTGATAATGGACATTTAATGAATGTATATAACTTCTTCAGTCCTAAAATATTAGAATTACAACTTGATGAATTGAATATGGCTGACTCTGGAGAAGGTAGTGAAATAATGCTTCAGTTTGGATATGATGGATTGTATATTGAACCAAACACACCTGTTAATCCGAAGGCTGATGGTGGTGATGTTAACATTAAAGAATTAACAAATGCTGGCAATTGGCCTCTTCGTTTTACTGGTGAAGACTCTGACGATCCTAATGAGACATCAGGATTTGGTGCAGATGTAGACGAAAGTGACCCTCGCACGTTTAGTACATTTGGATAATCATGTTTAATAAAGGCAACAGATTCAAACAAGGTCGGTATACACCAAAGAACCCAGACAAGTATGTTGGTGATTTGGAAAAGATTCGGTATATGTCTTCGTGGGAATTACACTTTCATAAATTTTTAGATTCAAATCCAAATGTATTGAAATGGTCATCTGAAGAAATTGCTATCCCATATATTAAACCAACAGATGGTAGAGTTCATCGGTACTTTCCTGACTATTGGGTTGAGTTTGAAGATGCTGAAGGTAACTTAAAACAAGAGATATATGAAGTCAAGCCGAAGCAACAAACTCGCAGAACTCGTAGCAAAAATCCTAAAACTAAGTTATATGAAGATATTACTTATGCGATAAACATCGCAAAATGGGAAGCCTGCGCAAACTTTTGTACTAAATACGGGATAAAATTTCGTATAGTAACAGAGGAACAGATATTCAAATGAGTGATGATAAAATAACAAAAGAAAGAACTATGGAACATCCTTTAGAAGAATTCATGGGGATTGAAAAGGGAACAACTATTATTGAGTATGAAGAGTCACTTCCTGCTGAATTAGTTGAACACGAACAATATGATGAAAAAGATAATGAAATTGAAAACCAATTTCAAGTAGTGTATGATAAAGCGATGGATGCGTTTGATGCACAATCGGATATCACTGACCAAGTAGAAGGGAAGTATGCAGCTCGTAATGCAGAAGTAGCCGCTCAGTTTCTTAATACGGCACTCAATGCTGCGAAAGAAAAAGGTGGTCAGAAACAACACAAAGATAAACTTGATGTTGCTAAAAAGAATGTAGGGAAACCTAACACAGTCAACAACAATGTAATTATGGACCACAGTGAGATGATGCGTTTGATACGTGAAAAATCAGAACCTAAGGATATTAACTAATGAAACTAAATGAACTTAACCCATTGTATGAAACACCAGCATCTGATGCACATGAGGCTGAGATAGCATCTACTTTAAAAAAGAAGGGATTTGATATATGGGCTGAACCTAAAGGAAGTGATGCTGGATGGCCAGACGTTGGTGCTTCAATTGAATTACCGAGTGGGAAGAAAGTCTTTCTCCATATTGAAGCAAAGATGAGCAAAAGAGATCCAATGGGATCTCTTCGTAAGTGGTCATTTTCTAAAGGAGTGTTTGATGCAACTGGACATATTGATGACAACCAAATTTTAATATTAGAAGTACTTAATGGAAGTGCAGATGTAAAGAAACGAGCAAAAAAGATGCTTTCATTATTAAAGAAACATTTTCATAAGAACGTCAAAGAAATAAAATCTGGATCACTTGGTGTTATTAAAGATAAGGAAGAACGATATAAACAAACACTTAAATTTGTTAAATTAGCTAAAAAAGAATTTGGTGGAACTGGAAATAATTTTCAGTTATCAAGCCCTGCGATCAAAGATAAAAGAATAGGTAAAATGATTCTTGATCATTACAGAAATAAGTTTAAGAAAAAGCCTGGTGGCGACAACCTAATATTATTTGTGTTAGGAAAAGAAGCATTTATTATCCCTCATGGAAAAAAATTATCAAAAGCCGTTCAAAAAGAATTATATGAAGTGTTGGGAGTTGATAGTATTCCAGAGATTCCTGCAGCATTTGCTGGCTCTTTAGAAGTCAGAGTACAAGTCCGCCATTTATCCAAGAAAGGAGCAAAACCAACATCTATGGATGTGATGGCTGTTCTAAGAGGAGAAGGACTAAGTAAAGTTAAAGGCGCAACTATATCATAAAAGGTAACCCTTTAATTTTCCACCGTAAATATCTATATGGCTGGAAGAAGAAACGATAAAGTAAAAAAAGCAGGGCAGATAACTGAATATACACCTGACCAAGTTCTTGAACTTGAAAAGTGTATGGATGATCCTGTATACTTTGCTAAGACATATGTAAAAATTCAGCATCCAAAACTTGGTGCTATTCCGTTTGAATTATATGACTATCAAGTTGATATGATGAGAGCGTTTCAAGACAATCGTTATAATATTATCCTTTCAGCTCGTCAAACCGGTAAATCAATTACATCAGCAATCTATCTTCTTTGGTTTGCAATCTTTCATTTTGATAAAAAGATTCTTATAGCATCCAACAAGAACAAAGGTGCGATGGAAATGATTCGTCGTATTCGTTATGCATATGAAAATTTACCAATTTGGTTGAAACCAGGTATTACAGATGATGGGTGGAATAAGCATAGTGTTTCATTTGATAATGATTCTATGATTGATTCAACAGCAACATCAGAAGATGCTGGTCGTGGTGATTCTCTCTCACTATTATTCTTAGACGAATTCGCGTTTGTTAAATCAGGAATACAAGAAGAATTTTGGACTTCTATTCTACCTACTCTATCAACGGGTGGTAGCTGTATTATGTCCTCTACACCAAATGGTGACTCAGATTTGTTTGCTACATTATGGCGAGCAGCAAACGTTAGTAAAGGAATGACATTTGAAGATGACGATGGTAATGTAGAAAATCTAACATTCACTCCAATGCATATTAAATGGGATGCTCCTCCTGGACGAGACGAGAAATTCAAACTCCAACAAATTGCACTTGTTGGTGAACAAAAATGGAGACAAGAATATGAATGTGAATTCTTATCTTCTGATGCATTATTAATTAACTCTTTAATATTAACTCAACTTACTCCTATTATAGAAAAAGTTAAACCAGCATTTGATATACGTGGTGTAACATTTTATAAAGATGTCATACCAGGATTAACTTATATAGTTGGGGTTGATCCGGCTACAGGATCTGGAGAAGATTTCAGTGTTATTGAAGTATTTGAATTTCCAAGTATGGATCAAGTTGCTGAGTATCGTTCCAATTCAATGTCATCACCACAAATGTATAACATGATGAAAAATATTGTTAAGTACTTAGAGAAGAAACAATGTACTGTATATTTCTCAGTTGAAAATAATGGCGTTGGTGAAGGTATGATCGCATTGCATGAAGCAGATGAAGATCCTCCTATGATGTCTGAATTTGTATCCGAAGAAGGTGCAAAGAGAAGAGGGATGACAACAACGAAGAAAACTAAAATGCGTTCCTGTCTTAACATGAAAGAAATGTTAGAGAAAGGCAACCTTAATATTAAATCTAAAATACTTCTTCAAGAATTTAAAACATATACTCGTAAAGCTGGGTCATACTCTGCTCAACGAGGTAGTACAGATGATTGCATATCTGCTGTATTGGTTATCATTAGAATATTGGAAGAAATCGCCACATATGAGCAAGCAGCTCATGACAAGCTATATTCAATAGATAATGATGATTGGGAAACTGACGACGATGACGGTCCAGTTCCTATGTCTTTTTAACCGTATAACCCCCTGATTTCCCACTAAAAATAACC